TCACATCATTTATGAACCGCTATTATCTGGATACATGACCTTTGATTAATTTATAGTTTGACACATATAATATACAATGTGGGTAACACTCACACTCCCTGCCATTGTGCGGGGAGTTTTGTTTTGCGGAAAAATACCTGAAAAGAGTGCCTATGGACATTATCCCGCTTGACGATCCGCAATCATGGAATAAGTTCTGCCTTGATCATGCCTGGTTCTGGCATACGACATGGTGGATGGAATACCAGCGAAATAGCAAATTCGGAGCGATATTCACGGATCGCTCCTTTTTGTTGCGGCAGAACGGACATATCATTGACATCGTTTCGCTGATTCAAGAGGACGATCAGCTTATCTCTCCCGGCTTCAGCGACAGAAAAGAGATCCTGGCCGAAGTCAAACGGATCGCCTTGGAAAACGGCATCAAGCGCATCAAGGTAAACTGTGACATCCGGGAATATCTCAGCATCCCGAGTTATACCTGCATTCTGGATCTGGACGATATTCAGCCGACAAAGGGCCATAGATCGGCGATAAAAAAGGCCGAGAAATACCTGATCTGGACCGATCAGGTTGACATAGAGACATTTCGGGATGATTATTACCGGATTGCCGGGAAAATAACTAGGCCGGCGGTGACATTCAACATCCTGGGCGAGTGGATACGGCAAGGTTTTGGCATACTGCTTGAGGCGCAATACGAGAACGCGACAGCCGGATATGTCTATCTGCTGCACTGGAAGGACAGGGCGTATTACTTCATGTCCTGCGTAGAGCCTGAGTTTAAGCAGTACAACGTGAGCCATTATCTGCAGTCCGTAGCCTTCGATATTTTGCGCCGCAGGGGAATCAAGCGTTATGAGCTCGGGGAGCAAGTTTACAACAGCCTGCACTGCCAGCCTATGGAGAAAGAACGCAACATAAGCCTCTTCAAACGCGGTTTCGGCGGTCAGATAGTGAGAAGCCCGGCAAGCGAGTATTTCTTCGATGCCGAGTATGGCCAGGAAGTCATGAAGCAGAGAATTGAAAATTATTTCAGGGGTGAACATGAAGCTAATCTACTTCATGCCTAAATTGGAGCCAGAGAAGCAGTATCATTACATGCCGGTGTCATTGCTGGCTGCCGCGATTCCCGCTGTAGCAGCCGGTCATGATGTGAGAATCATTGATGAGCGCGTCGGCGATAGCTTAGAAGGGCTGGATGATGCTGATGCCTTCATGGTTTCCGTGTACGCAGGTTTCCAGGTTACGCGAGCTTATGCCGTGTCAAAATGGGTTAAAAAGCATTACCCTAGCGTTAAAGTAGCATGGGGCGGTCCATTCGTCACGGCCCTTGATAAGACGGTTCTTGACGGCCGCATTATCGACTACATCGTCCCTGGCGATGTTGACGATGATTCACAACCGCTGCCGTATCACCTGATCGACGTGGAGAAATACGTCAATCCCGCTACAAAGCGGTTTATCTACGTTTCGTCCTACGGCTGCCCTGGAAAATGCACTTTCTGCCAGACAGTTCCGCGCCGGCCATTTAAGTTGTTGCCGATGGAGCGCGTACAGGCCGACATTAACAACTTGATGGCGCGCTATCCGTTCAAGGAATGCGTGTTTTTCGACGCAACACTGTTTGCCGCCAACAGAGTCCGGCAGATTAGCGATCTCATGAGGCGGCATAATTTACAATGGATTGCCGATGCGAGGGCGCAAGAGATCAGCAAGTGCGAGGAATCATTTCTTGCATCCTGCGTAAATAGCGGCCTGAAGCAGTTGACCATCGGCCTGGAATCGGGATCGCCCCGCGTGATCGAGATGATGCAAAAGGGTACGCACCACCTGGAATATTTTAAGTTGGCGGCAGAGAAGTTGAAGGATCTGCCGATCAAAATGGTCTCCGGCGTCATTTTCGGCTGTCCCGGAGAGACAGTGGATGACCTGCGGCAGACGATAGACTATATCAGGCCGATCAAGGAGATCAACCCGAATTTTTACATCAGCACCACGTTTTTCCGGCCTTTACCGGGTACGGCAATGACGGAGATGGCGAAGGAATACGGCTATAAGGCACCTGAGACTTTGAAAGAATGGAGCAAGGCAGGAGAAAGCACACATTATAATTATAACACCTGGAATGACGTGCCTTGGATTGCAGGATCTGATAAGTATCAAGTAATTTATGAGGATTTTAAACAAAAAAACAGTGATTTATTTGTATAAATATGCTATAATTATCATGTGGGATAGGGTCTGCAGCCCGAAAAGCCGTTTCCTAGCGGCCTGCCCACAGTAATTGACTAGGACACACTTTAGGAGGTGTATTTGTTATGGGAATTTGCGGGATTTACGCAATTGAAAATTTGATTGATGGCAAAGTTTATATTGGATTAAGTAGGGATATTAAGGATAGGCTAAAAAAACATAACAATTTACTCAAGAGAGGATGCCATTCAAATTTACATTTACAAAACGCATGGGACAAGCAATACGGAAAGCATTTTCGGTTTATTGTTTTAGATGTTTGTCGTGAAGCACAATTAAATGATAAAGAAATTTTTTATATTAACTTATATCAAAAAAAGACTGAAGTTTATAATTTCAAAAGTGGTGGCTCAAGCGGAATTCACAGTGAAGAAACAAAACAAAAAATGAAAGCTAACCATGCTGATTTTAGGGGGCGTAAATGTTCTGAAGAAACAAAACAAAAAATAAGAAAAGCCCTTTTGGGTCATTCCGTTTCAGATAAAACAAGAAACAAGATAAGTGCATCAAAGAAAAACCCATCCGAAGAAACAAGGCAAAGATTAAGTCTTGCAAGTAAAGGCAGAACTCATTCTAAAGAAACCAAACGAAAATTAAGTGAAATGCTTAAAAATCGTATTTTCACTGAGGAGCATAGACAAAAATTAAGCGAAGCTGCCAAAAAAAGACCTGAAGAATATAAACAAAAATTAATAGAGGTAAACTTAGGGAGAAAAGCCAGTGAAGAAACAAGGAAAAAACTAAGCGAATCACATAAGGGTTATATTATGCCAGAGGAACAAAAAGAGAAATTAAGAAAGGCTAATATTGGTAGAAAACATTCAAAAGAATCTATTGAAAAAATGAAAAAGGCTAAAAATGGCAAAGTATTTACTAAGGAACATAGAAAAAATTTAAGCGAATCCCATAAAGGGCATATTCCAACCGAAGAGCAAAAGAGAAAACAGGGCGAATCATTAAGAGAATATTGGAGGAAGAAAAAACAAGGAGTAATCACATGATAAATGGTAAGGTGATAAAAGCGATAATCCCTGCCCGGATGACATCAAGCAGGTTGCCCGGCAAGGTATTAATGTTGCTGGCGGGCAAGCCAAACTTACAGCGCATGATCGAAAGGGTTAGGGCTAGCAAACTTTTAGATGGGATAGTAATAGCGACCACAATCAATCCACAAGATGACCAGATTGTGGATTTTTGTTTGGATAATAATGTGGAATACTTCCGGGGTTCTGAGAATAATGTCCTTGAGCGGCTAATAGGTGCGGCTAGGGCAAGCTGCACCGATGTGGTGGTCGAAGGGACAAGCGACTGTCCGCTTTTGTGGCACGAGCACATTGATCACTTGGTTAACCTTCACATGGCAAACTACCCAGGATATGACATGACTACCAACATACAGAAAAGAACCTTCCCGAGAGGATTTGATTTAAGAATAGTTAATCTCGAAGCGCTGGAAAGGTCTTTTAAGGAAATTGATTGCCAAACCGATTTTGAGCATGCCCTAACGCGAATTTATCTACACCCAATAGGCAGCAAAAATTACAAAGTCCAAAACTGGGAAGCACCAGAAAGGCAGCGTAGACCGGATCTGGAACTTACCTTAGATACCGAAGATGATCGGGAACTATTAAGTTGGATCTTCTCGTTTGAGTCTCAAGGCTACAATCTGGAATTAAACCCAGAGCAAATTATAAGTCTGTTGGATACCTACCCGCATGTGCTGGATAAAGTGAGCAAAATCCAGAGGAAGGATTATTTTCAGGAACTAGAGGCCGCGTATGAGGCCCAAAAAGGAGCGAAAAATGATGAGCAAGTACAATTGCCTGATCATCGGCGCGGGCGGCCAAGGGGCGCTGGCGGACGCACCGGGAAGCGGAAACGAGCATAAAATCATAAGCTTCGCCCATGCGTTCAAGGAGCATCCGGGGTTTGAACTAATCGGCTTTATTGATAAAGATATGGACAAGGCCATACATGCATCTGAAACATGGTATTCAATTGATGCGGTATCATGCATTCCAAACATACTCGCATATCAGGATTGCATCGCGGTTGTAGCCACCCCCGACGATCAGCATTACGAAATACTCAAGGAACTGGCTGAATATCCGCTGAAATTGGCAATTGTGGAGAAACCTCTTTGCACGGATCTGGCCCAGGCTCGGGAAATCGTGGAACTGTACAGGGCCAGAGGCATACCGCTCATGGTGAATTACACAAGGCGTTTCATCCCGTATTATAGGGAATTAAGGGAAAAATGGAATAACGGAGAATCCGGCTCGTTCATTGGCGGCAATTTTGTGTTTAATCGTGGCTGGATTCATACAGGGAGCCATATGATTGATTTTATCAGATGGTTCTTTGGATTCGGAGACGATTACATAAAAAACCATTTGGGAATCAGGCAGATAGATGATGGAGAAAATTACAGAATCTGGATGATAGACTTGTTTTTCCAGCGTTTTCACTGGCGTGAAGAGCGAATCGGAGATCAACCGGTGTGGGATTATTATGATAGAGCTATGTGGCATGTTGTGGATAATGCTTATAACTTCCTTGAGGGCAGGGAATCACTGAAATGCACCGGCGAAGATACCCTGCGAACCCTGGAAATTTGCTTTGAGATGATGGAGGGAGCGAAAACAGAATGCTAGGCATCGAGGAGCGAAACGCAGTCTTACGGGTCATGGACCGCGGCATCTTATCCGGCTACCAGGGAAACTGGTCAGAAGCGTTCTATGGCGGCGAAGAAGTCAGGGCTCTGGAGAAGGAATGGGCTGATTACTTCGGCGTCAAACACGCCATAGCCGTAAATTCAGCAACATCCGGCCTGTGGGCGGCTTGTGCGGCGATAGGGTTGCAACAGAATTTTGAAAGCATTAACGACAGGCTAGATTACTTTATCAATGGAGATGAATTTATACCGCACGAAGTTATCGTAACACCCTACTCTATGACTTGCTCTGCCTCCATCCCGCTTCATTTTGGCGCTAAACCCGTGTTCGCGGACATCGAGAGGGATTATTACTGCCTTGCTCCTGATAGCGTGGAGAAAGCCATCACAGAGCGTACCAAGACGATTATAGCGGTCGATCTCTTCGGCCAGCCCTACGCAGCAGATGAAATCAACGCCATAGCAAGAGCACACGGTCTTTACGTCATTGAGGACGCGGCCCAGGCCATCGGAGCGAAGTACAAGGGCAGATACGCCGGCACATTAGGAGACATCGGAGTATACAGCCTAAATGTCCACAAGCACATCCAGTGCGGCGAGGGCGGAATTGTGGTAACAGACAATGACAAACTGGCATTTAAGATCAGGCTGGCCATGAACCACTCAGAGGCCGTAATAAACAGTATGGCAGGATACATGATACCCAACAATGAAGACACACCATTAAAAGCATTTGCAGAGGCACAAGCTCTTGCCGGCCTTAACCTCCGCATGACCGAGCTTCAGGCAGCCATAGCCAGGGGGCAACTGAAGAAGCTGCCCGGAATACTAGAGAAGGTGAGAAGCTACGCGAGGTACTTCCCGGTCAGGGTGAGGCCGGAATGTGGACATTCGTTTTACAGATACGCATGGGATTGGCGAGATAAACAAGTGACAGATGAGCTCTGGTATCAACCAGACTCATTGCTTAATTTCAAGCATCACTACATCACACCGATTTACCAGATGCCCCTATTTCAGTCGCTGGGCTACGATCAGCATCAGTGCCCGGTGTGCGAGGAAGTGGAGAGTAATATAGTGCTGGTCTGGTTGAAGGAAGTATGAAAGGAGAGATCCCAATGGCGCATCCTGGAGGCAGACCATTAATGTTTCAATCGGCGGAAGAATTACAAGCTAAGATAGATGCGTACTTCGCTTCCTGCTGGGAAGAGGTTTGGGAACACATCACTATAAAAGATAAACAAGGCAATATAGCCGAAGATAAATGGATGCAGCAGTTTGATAGAGAGGGAAAACCCTTGATGAAGTTGAGAGAGAGGCCCACTATTACCGGATTAGCCCTGGCTTTAGATACTACCAGGGCTACCCTGATGGAGTACGAAGAGAGAGACAATGAACTCTCAGTGATAATCAAGAGGGCCAAGACCACTGTTGAATATTACTATGAGCAGGGTGCCGCAGCAGGGGAGATTCACCCGGCAGTAGGGATATTTGCATTGAAAAACTTCAATTGGACTGATGTTATCCAGATCAACACGAAGACGCCGCCAGAACAATTGACACCGGATGAGATCAAGCAACGCTTGCAGGAGAAGAAGCAGGGCAGGGAATAACTGGAATTAACTAAGATTATGAGGGGAGAAGTGAAAAAAGCGAGTTAATAAACGCTTTAAAAACACTCGCCATTCCTGCTCTCTCGCATTACCTAGCAATCAGGCGATAATCGAAGCAAACTCCCCATGTTTGGTAGCTAATTCAATTCTCACTTTGTGGCTCTTTTGGTGATCGGATGGCATAGCAAACAGGAGCAAGGCGGAGATAAAGCCGATCACCTGATGCAGAGTACCTGGCCATTACGGCATTGGTCAAAGTTGTCTTAATCGATGCACAAGGACAAATACGGGAGAATACGGCAGTCGGTATAATGTTCAAGTACACATAATAGGGATTATGTCAACAAAAAGAGGCGGGGGGTCGATTTCTCCTCCTGGAGCGAAGAGGGCTGGGGTTTAGCCCCGAGAAAATTTCTCCCAAACAAAAAGGGCGTTTCCCTGCAAGCATGTAGAGATACATAGCATTACTAAGGTATCTTTGCATGATTTCTTAACAAAAATCGGGCTTAAACTTAATTGCTGCAAGGGATTCGAGGATCAGAGATATGCGAAATTTGAGGGTCTTTTTTGGCCCTTTTTTGCACGCCAAATTTCGCTTGGAGGCGGCATCAATGATCAAGCAAACGAGATATATTGATGATCACACAGGAGAGATATGCAAAGATAACGTGCAGTATATCTCTGCCGCCTTCAACGAGGAAAAGGGATACCTCTTCTGGGCGCGCAAAAGTTTTGCAAAGTCGTTTCAGGATGTGCCCTATCCCAAAACAATGACCATGTTAGAGATCGGACAGATGGCTGTTCTGGCAAAACATATCTGGTCAAACACCAACATGCTTGGTTATAGAGGCAATGGCGGCATAAAACCTTATGATATGACCGGTATCGGAAATATCATCGGAGTCGGTCAGCGCCGAGCACAGCAGTTTGTCTCAAAGATGATCCGGTTAGGTATGCTGGCGAGAGTCGAAGTCAAGGCTGGAGACAGGGTGGATGTGCAATACTACGTCAACCCGATCTATTTCTTCACTTCCAACCGCATTCCGTTGAATCTCTATCTCATATTTCGCAAGCAGTTGGACAATGAGTTTCCGGAATGGGTCAAAGCCAAGTATGCCGAACAGGTGAGAAAGCAGTAAGTTTGGCGCAGGGGCGGTCCTCACCGTTGCCGGCTTCGCTCCCCGGCTCCCTGCGCTAATTAATTTATTGAGAATTGAAACATCCTGGTACAAAACACTCTGAATCTCACACTTCTTACACGAAAGGGGATGCTTCAATGAGTTTCTGGACATGGAACGGAAACCCCGCAACCGGCTACGGGTACTGTCAGAAAAGGGGATCGATCAATACCAATCAGGCGACCGTCTATTCGGGTTCCGCTACGTTCTCTTCGGGCTCGACCGCGACCTCTTCGAACACGTTTTCGGTGAACGCCCTGACCGGCAACACTACCGTGGCGCACGAGATATTCGTCACCAACGACGGACCCTACGACGTGACGGCAGACGTGTACAAGACGATCAGCGCCGGCGCTACGGTCAGCACGAATATCGGCGTGTTCTTCCTGATCCCGGCTTCTGCTGCTTCTGCAGGTGTGACCATCGGCGGCAAGGGCGTGCAGGTGCAGGGCCTGTTCAACGTTGACCTCGGATTGACCATCAGGTTGACCGTGACCGCGGCTTTCACCGCTCTTGTGACGAACAATGTCCTGATTAAGGAATTGGACCTATGAGAGCGAACGTGGCAATGCCTATGAGGTTGCCCGGCATCATAAATGATCCCGAGGGGCTTGTCCGCTTCGGTTTGATTGCTGATTGGAGGTTCGACCAGCGCGGCGGGCAGAAGCTCGTTGACTATTCGGGATATGGCAATCACGGCCAGTTGGGAAGCGCGGCGGGCAGCGACACCAGCGATCCGACGTGGACGGTACAGGGGCTTCTGTTTGGGGTTGATGATTATGTGCAGGTTGCGGATGCTCCAAGTCTGCGCCTGACAAATGCCTTGACTATCCAAGCGGTTGTATACCCGACTGGCAGTGGTGGCTCGGGAAACGGAAGAATAGTAGTTAAGAACGATATAACCGACTATGCAATGTATATTGAGGACACCACCGGTAAGTTGTGGTTCACTCCCGGCTCCGCATACACACCAATGAATGCCATCACGTTAAATCGCTGGCAGACAGCGGAGATTTTATTAGATACATCACTTGTCTCGAATCAAACTACTCTGTGCGTTAATGCGGTGCCATTAGCAAATTTTACAAAGACTACATCACTTCTAACGAGCGCCAACCCGCTCTACATCGGCAATAGGGCTGATGCTGCAAGAAATTTCAGTGGGACCATCGCCTATTTACTCATGTACAGCCGGCGATTAACTACAGCAGAGCTCAAGAGAAACTATTACTGCTTACGCTCGATTCTTGCCCCAAGAGGAGTGATCTTATCATGATCGTAGTGTTTCCCGATCTAGCAACCCTGCAAGCCGTACCTTCATCCCTGCCTTCCGGCGTCCAGATCGGAACGCCGCTAACATCCCTGGACGGCAGGGTAGCCATAGCGCACCCGTTCACGGAGGGGGATCTGGCTGTGCTGTCTGCTGCAGGGACAGTGGTGGAGGAGTTGCCGGGGGATTGGGAATGGTTAAAGGGCTAATACCAATATCTTCCTGGCTCTGGTTTAAATTTTTCATATCTAGATTCATTATAAGGTAGAAATATTTTACTATAAATGATTTTATTATTTACCTCAAATTCCCATAGGCATCGTAATGGTCTGTATTTGTTACGGATAAAATTCATTCGCACTACTAATTCCCAATCTTCATCGTATTGTTTGGCATGAGATTGCGCGACTTCAATTTCGCCGGTTTTCTTATTATGCATAACTTCAGCAAAGCCACTCATTAATGTATATGTCAGACGGTGTAGACTTATTGGCAAGGTGCGTTCATATAATAACATAATGGCATTTTTTTGAAGATCATTTAAGCCTAATCCATCTAAATTTTTTAATTCCATAAATAATATCCTCCGAGTTTAACGCGTCGGACTTTCCCGTCTCTGCTATATCCGTTTCTATAAAAACATTTTATCATTAGTTCACTAATTAAGAAAAGTATTTCCTTCTTAAACTAACGGAGTGCGATAACCCAGGAGCCGCAAGGCTCTATTTTCTTTGGAGGCATTATGAAACTAAAAGCCTTATCTCTTGCCGACCTCGAACAGGTCCGCCTCTGGCGCAACGGCTGCCTCGAATCTCTGAGGACGCCGTTTCTTCTTACTCAGGAGATGCAGGAGGCATTTTACCGGGATGTGGTATGCAACCGCCAGAGTAATGCGCGGTACTGGGGAGCATGGACTGAAGAGCCTTATCCAAAAACAGTGCTAACCGGAAATATAACAATGCAAAGAATAGGAGTAAATTCAGTACTAGTCGGCATGTGCGGCCTGGAGAACATTCAATGGGAGAACCGCTTGGCCGAGATCAGTCTGATTCTCGATCCCGAATACCCGATGTACGCGGATGCTCTGCGACTCCTGCTTAGCGAGGCGTTCATGTCCCTGAACCTGGAGAACGTCTACACAGAAGTCTACGATTGCAGCCCATATCGGTCATTTTGGCGGGAAATAATCGACAAGTATAAGTGTGACGCGGCGATCCTTCCCTGCCGCAAGTATTGGAACGGCAGGTATTTCAACAGTATGTATCTGAACGTGAGCAAAGGAGCGTACCTGCGGCATGAAAATACTTTACCTGAGCCCGCACAGGCACTTGGTTGAGTTTCTGGAATCCTTCGGTGACGAGGTGGTCCAGACGATGGAGCCGGCTGATTTTGCCGCCGACTGGATCGTTGCTTACGGTTACAGGAGACGAATCGACAAGGAGATACTGAATGGATTCCCGCGGCGGGCGATCAACCTGCACATCTCCTATCTGCCGTGGAACAGGGGAGCGGACCCCAACCTGTGGAGCTTCCTGGAGGATACCCCGAAGGGCGTCACGATCCACTATCTCGATGGCAATATCGACACCGGAGACGTGATCGCGCAACGAACACTTAATTACTCCGAATCAGATACTCTGCGGACGACCTACCGCCGGCTGTCGGAGATGATCGAGTCCCTGTTTAGGGAGATGTGGCCGGTCATACGCGAGGGGAAAGTTAATTCCTTGCCACAACTTACCTACCACCGCTCCGGCGACAAGGACAGGTATATGCATCTGCTACCGGCAGGCTGGGATACTCCGATCAAAAACATTCTGGGAAAGGGGCGATAGGGCATGATTGTGTTGGATTTTGGCTCTGGTAATACCTGTCGCAATGACATTGGCACCATCAAACAGATGTTGGATGAACTAAAAAAAGTCGATACTGGCAAGCATGAGATCGTAATCAAATTCCAGCTTTTCAAAGAGGCCGGGGAGAACATCCCGCTCGACCGCAAGATATTCGAGCAGGCGTTCAAGTATGCATCCAAGCTGGGCTACAGGACCACCAGCAGCGTGTTCGACCTCGACACCCTCAAGTTCCTGCTGCAGTTTGATGTACCTTTTATAAAGATCGCCAACAGGAGAGAACTTGATACCCTGATCGGAGAGATACCGCGTAAGATGCTTGTAATGGTCAGTTACGGCAGCACCGATGAGTTGAAAGTGGCACCATTGGGCAACATGCAGCGTCTCCTGTGCGTGTCCGAGTATCCTGCAGGCATCGAGGATTACGAGAAGGCATTCGACATCTCTTATTACGTATCGTGCGGCTACGGGATATCCGATCATACTGTAGATTTTGAATTGTGGCACAAATATCAACCGCAGATCGTGGAGTGGCACTACAAGATTGAGGATTCCGATGGCCTGGATGCCGGACCGTTCGCCCGGACTCCGGCGCAACTGAGGAAGATTCTATGAACTGGAATGATCTGACAGTGTTGATCACGGGAGGAACCGGATCGTTTGGGACTGCCTTCTCCCGGTTTCTGCTGAATGAGCGGCTCAGAAAGTTGATTATCTTCTCTCGTTGCTGGCTGAAGCAAAAGAATCTCCGTGATGAATTGGGAGATCCACCATTCTGCCGCTGGTTCATCGGCGATGTAAGGGACAAGGACCGTCTAGTCCGGGCTTTAAACGGTGTGGACATAGTAATCCATGCGGCGGCTATAAAAGATCTGCCTACGTGTGAATATAATCCGTCTGAGGCGATGCTGACCAACGTCCAGGGGACACAGAACCTGATCGACGCCTGTATCGAGCAGAGGGTCAGGAAAGCGATCCTGATCTCGACTGACAAGGCCGTGAACCCGATCAACACCTACGGCAAGACTAAGGCACTGGCTGAATCTCTCTGGCTGAACGCAAACAAGTACGCTGCTGACGATAGCATGCGATTTTCAGTCTGCCGTTATGGGAATGTGGTAGCCAGTGCCGGCAGCGTGGTGCCCGTGTTTAAGAAACTGATAGAGCAGGGAGTGACCGAACTCCCGATCACCGATGAACGCATGACCCGTTTCTGGATGCCCATGCAAGACGCGGTAAAATTCGTGGCCGACAGCATAGAGAGAATGCGGGGAGGCGAGCTTTTTATTCCCAAACTGCCGAGCATCCGCATTGTGGACCTATGCGCCGCCTTCGGGCTACCGTATAAGGTGGTCGGCATCAGGGCTGGAGAGAAATTGCATGAGGAACTTGAGCCGGGTTACGACAGCGGATCAAATCCTCATTTTCTTTCGGTGGATCAGATAAAACAGACGATAGGAGCGATGTAAAATGGTAACTGCATACTGCCGGGGGCATTTAGTGGTTTATGCTGATAAGTGGATCTACGCGGATACAGGAGAGGAACTATGGTGCGAGGAAACAGGATTCAACGAGAGACCTTGCACGCGTTGCGGTAAGATGCCCACGCCTGAAGGTTATGATGCCTGCTTAGGTTATATCGAAGGCGCAACTGCGGTATGTTGTGGCCATGGAGTAGAACAACCAATTTTGATACGGGAGCGACAAAATGACTGAGATGAAAGTAAATCCTGAGATTTACAAAAACAACATGGCAGCACTACAACAGCGCTACCCGGATCTGGCCTTGATGCTGAGCCTGGTTAAAGTCGAACGATACCAGCTATGCCAGCAGCCAGGATGCATACCAAATATTCTGCTCTCCGATAAGCAGTTTTACTATATCGGCAACATGCAGCAATACTGCGAGGAGCAATTCAAAGGTTTCGACCTGCACAACGTCAAAGTTCCTGTATTCTGCAGTTTCGGACTCGGATATGAAGTGATGTACTGGATGCAATTCCTGTCGAAGGAGCACAAAACCCAGTCCATCATAATCATCGAGAAGGACCTTGAAATGTTCCAGGCGGCCATGAACGTCAGCGACCTGACGGCGATCATCAACAACCCGAGAATATATCTCTTCGTCGGTGTGCCGCCTAACCAGTTATATACGGCATTGCGGAGATTTTTTCAGCAGAACCTGCAAGAACTGCTCATGTGCGGGGCTATGCAACCTGTTTTCCTGTATCCCGCCATGAAGATCGGCAGGGAGTATTACTTGGGCGCGATCCAGACTGTTTTCGAGGCGGCATATCACAGTATTCAGAACTTCGGCAACTGCCCGGAGGACTCATTGATCGGCCTGGAAAACATGCTGGACAACGTGAAAGAGATAGTCAACAATCCGGGGATCAATCTGCTCTACGACAAATTCAAAGGCCGACCGGCCGTGATCGTCGCCACCGGTCCGAGCCTGAAGAAGAACATGCATCTGCTGAAAGACCTGTACGACAAGGCATTGATAATAGCGGTCGATGCGAGTTTTAAATTCCTACTGGCGAATGGCATCAAACCGCATATGGTGACGAGCCTTGAGCGCGAGCATGAAGTGGAGCAATTCTTCAGCGATTTCGACCCGGAAGAGGTAAAGGACATCTACATGACGGCCTGCCCAGTGCTGTTTAACCACGTTTACGAGGCTTATTCCGGACCCAAGATCATAGTCTACCGCAATTTCGATCACTTCAAATGGCTGGAGATTGACCGGGGCATACTGGACATCAAACTGAGCAGTGCAAACATGGCCTTCAAGATTGCCGAAGCCCTTGGGTGTGACCCGATCATCCTGGTGGGCCAGGACCTGGCCTATGGCGAGAACGACGAGACCCACGCCACGGAGGTGCCTTTCTCATCTGAGGGCGAGGGTATATTCTATGTCAGGGGCAACTACGCCGAGAAGATCAAGACCAACGCCGGATGGTACGGCTTCCTGAAAGCCTACGAGGTGGATATTTCACAGCACCAGGGAAGAGTGATCAACTGCACAGAGGGCGGGGCCCTTATACCCGGTACGCACGTAGCGAAATTGGCTGAAACCTTGGAGCAGTATGCATCTGAGGAGTGGGCCCCTCTTAAGATCATTCAGGAAAACCTGGCGCAGTTCAACGGCGTTGCCGGCGACATTGAGCGCCTAAAGGGCATAGTCGAAAAGACTGCTACTGATGTGAGAGCGATCATAGACAACTGCATCAGGGGAGTGGAAAACTGCAAGAAGTACGAGGAAGAACTCAAAAGCGACCTGACAATCGAGAGATTGAAAGAGATCCGGCAGGAAATCATCGGGCCACGGCTGGAGATACAATGCAAGTACAATGACACATTCCAGAGATTCCTGATGCATGTGGTGCAGAGCGCGCACCTCGCTTTCGAAATGCGCGCCGCCATGATGTGCACCAAGCCGCAGGAGATCCTGCAGAGATTCGTTGATTGGTATGCCTTTATCGGTGACATCTCGGAGATTTGTCTGCAGAGTCTGGAGAGAGCTCGGGATAAACTGTATGGCTAGGCCCGTCAAGTGCCCGGTGTGTAGCAAGACCCTGACGCATTACCTGAATGGCTACGCCACGTATCAGCAGAAGTGTGATAGATGCAAGAAAATCATATTGATATATTCCGCTGGCCAGACGGCACAGCTTGAGAGAACTCCTTAGAGGGTCATTCTGTTTGAATGACCCTTTTTTATTTTTGAGGTGCGCCATGAACGAGGAGCAGAAAGCACTCATAATCGACAAGATAATTGAGCATTTCGGCGCGGATAACGCAGAGGAGATCCTGACCAGTTACCCTCTGACTGGACCCGGCGGGCTCAGGAGGATGCTGGGAGAACTCGATCCGGTATACTTCTGCAAAGCCTACATGCCGGATCAGTTTGAGAGAGACTTCGGGGATCACGCGATTGAGATGATGCACGACATAAAAACAATCATAGAGGCGGCGCAGCCAACCAAGGAAGCCCGCGTAGCGCCCAGGGGCCACGCCAAGAGCACGATCTGCACCGTGGGCATGCCGGTGTGGGCGACCTGTTACAAAAAGAGGAAATACATTCTGTTCATCTCGGCAAACGAGGACACCAGCAGCAACTTTCTGGGCAAGAACCGGGAAGTGCTGGAAAGTCCTGCAATCATAGAAGACTTCGGAGTGTTGAAAGGCAAGACGTGGAACAACCTGGAGCTTGAGACCAACAACGGGATCACGGTGGAATGCGCCGGATGGACTGCCGGCATCAGAGGCAAGAACAAGAAGCGCCGGCCTGACTTGGTTATTTTTGACGACCTCGAAGATAAAAAGGTGATGGAGTCACCGAGCCTGCGGGTTAAACTTGAACGGGCATTTGCAGAAGAGATGCTGAAACTCGGTGATTTCGACACGATTTACATATACGTCGGTACTTTGCTTGCTGTGGACAGTCTTCTAGCGAAGACAATTGAAAAGCCGACGTGGAAATACAAGCTCTACAAGAAGGTCATCTCCTTTCCCGATGAAACGGGCGAAAAGCTCTGGGAGCAGTGGAGGAAAATATTCCGGGACCTGTACAACGACAACCGCATGGAGGATGCCTACCAGTTCTACCTTGATCATAAAGAGGACATGGTACGAGGCGTTAAGATGCTGTGGCCCGGCAAATACCCTGATAGCAAGATGACGTACAAGGGTGCCTATTACAACACAATGCTGGAGCGCGAGGAGTCGGAGGATGCTTTCTGGCAAGAGGACCAGAACGAGCCGCGTAGCAGCGATGACTTGAAATTCAAGAATATCCGCTACTGGGATTCCTGGCCTGAGAAGATAAAATCTTTGAAGTTGGCTATCGATCCCTCTGAGGGCAAGCATGACAGTTCCGCTTATGCCTGCGGTGGCGAGATGAACGGCGGGTATTTCGTTCGAGAGGGCCGACTTGCGCGGCACGATCCTTACGAGATCATGAACGAAATCGTGCGGTTGGTCAATGAATACCCGGAAATCGACGAGATACTGCTTGAGTCCAACCTGTTCAAGGATCTCCTGAAGATGGAACTTATCAAGAAACTATGTGAGAACAATTGTTACCGCATGGTCACGCACAGGCACGCGAGCGAGAACAAGCACATACGGATAATGAAGATGGAACCTGACATTTCAGGCGAGAAAGTATTCTTCAACGAGATAAATGTTGCATTCAACGAGCAGATCAGGGGCTACCACCAGAAGGCGGATTTTGACGATGCCCCCGATGCTTTGCAGATTCTCATAGCGGGGCTTAAGAAGCCGAACTATTACATACGGTAGGGCAGGTGATAAGATGCTCGTCGAGAGATCGCATATACAGCGCAGAATGACTCTAAGGGACAGGGTAAACTCGATCAAGGCGGCATTCACCGGACAGCCCGGCCAATCACTGCTATCGATGGCGCAAGCCTTTACGCCTGGATACGGCGAGCCTCCGCACAGATCGACGGCGAACTGGATCGAACTCTACAACAAGAGCCCGCGCATGAACCCGATCCACCAGATTGCCTCCGATGTGGCTACTTCGGCCTATGGTCTATATA